CAAAATACTATTTATATTGGCCCTGTTCCAGACCAGGCATATGTTGTAGAGATTGACTCTACCATTTTGCCTACTGCGTTAAGCTTGAACACGCCTAATGTTAATGACCAAATACAAGACCCCTACACTACGCCTGTAGCTTTCTATGCGGCTTACAAAGCCAAGTACAAGGAACAGAGCTATGGAGAAGCTGAGATATACAAGCAAGAGTATGCAAAGCAAATCCAAGCTGTGTTGAATTCTGTGTACACACGCAGAATCCCTGACCCCTACTCTACCTTCTAATCATGGCAGCAGCAGAGCAAAAAAAATCTTACGCTGTCTATAAAAACTTCAAGGGCTTAAACACAAAGTCCAACAGGACAGCTATTGATGAAGAGGAATTCTCTTGGATTGAGAATGCCATGCCTATTGGTTTTGGCAACATCAAAATTGTTCCTGCTCAAGTTACCGTCAAAGATGGCGGTAATAACGCTATTTCTTTTGGCAATACAGTAACAACCCTTACAAATACCAATCTTGGTTTATTTGACTATTTACTAGCTTTTCAACAAAATGGTAGAGGGCAATACGTAATTATTGATACAGGAACCGTAGGAAATGTTGGTGTGACAGGAACTTTTTCTTCTTCCAATGTGTCTACAGCCCAGTGGAAGAATGAAGAAGTGTTTATAGGTGACCCCAATAAAGGACTTTTTTCTTGGGATGGAACAAATTTACTCAATGTTGGTGGTGTAGGTAGGATAGGCATAACTGCTAGGGGTTCAGGTTATACCTCTGCGCCAGCAGTAACCATCTCTACTCCAAACCAATCAAATGGTACACAAGCCACAGCAGAAGCAACAATTACAGCAAATGCTGTTTCTTCTATTCAGATAGTAGAAGGTGGCAGTGGCTACACGGCATCTCCTACAGTAACCATTTCAGGCGGTGGCGGTAGCGGTGCTAATGCTATTGCCCAACTGTTAACCTTTACCAAAGGTGCGTTGTACGTACAAATTACCAATGGTGGCTCTGGTTATAACCCAACCTCTCCTCCCGCTGTAACCATCACGGGTGGAGGTGGTGCTAATGCCGCTGCTACTGCTATTGTGTTTGGCAACGCTGTTACTGAAGTCATCATGACAAATGTTGGGGATAACTTCACAAGTGTTCCTAGTGTCACTATAGCCGCACCTCCTACGCCTACAGGAAACGCAAATGCCACCGTGATAGGTGTACCTAACCTAGATGAAATATCTAGTGTTGCTACTTTTTCTGGTCGTGTTTGGATTTCTACAGGTCGTACAGTAACTTTTTCTTCTGCTACCAGTCCTACTGACTTTACATCTGTTTCTGCTGGTTCTGAAGTTATTGCCGACTCTACTTTGCGTGGCAATATTCAACACATGGTATCTGCCAACAACTTTCTTTACATTTTTGGTGAAGACAGTATCAATGTCTTTTCAGATGTGCGGATTACAAATACAGGGGATACCCTGTTTACCAACACAAACGTGTCTGCCTCTGTTGGTAGTAAGCTTAAATACGCTGTTTTTCCTTATTTCCGTTCAGTATTGTTTATGAATAACTATGGGGTGTATGCCCTAGTAGGTTCAACAACAAGCAAGATTTCTGACCAACTAGATGGTATTTTTCCGTTTATAGACTTCAGCAAGCCTGTCACTGCGGGTCAAGCTTTACTTAACAACATCTTGTGTGCAGCTTTTAACTTCTATTTAGCACCTAATTTCCCAACCACCGATGGCGATAGGTTTGTACAGTGTGTGTTTTTTGAGAAGAAGTGGTTTATTACCAGTCAGGGTGCATTACGTTATTTGTCTTCCGCACCTGTCGGTGGCTTGATAAACTTGTATGGCGTTACAGATACAGCACTTTTCCGTTTGTATGGGGATGCAACTGCAAATGTGTCTTCAGAGATACAGACTTCTTTATCTCCTATGAAAGACCCTATTCGTACCAAACAAGCATTAAAATTTGGTATAGAGGCAACGCTTTCTACGGGTGGAACATTCAACATAACAGTAGACAGTGAGCAAGGCTCTAGTCCTGTTTACACGTTGAACAACACTGTGACTTGGTATAACAATTTTAACGTGACAATCCTTTGGCAAAACAACAGTTTGGCGACAATTGGCTGGTTGACAAGTTCAGGGTACGCCTTGTATAAGTCAGATGCCCAACAGTATGGTAAATATTTGGGTTTGACGATGACATCTACAGACCCTGCATTTATTGTTAACACAATTGAATTTGAACATGAATTGAGAGTGAGGTTCTAAAATGCCAGTTCCGTTTACATTTGGTACAGCAACCGCTGCTATTCCACTGTCTCAACTAGACAGTAACTTTTCTACTGCCATCACAATTGGCAATACAGCGGTTTATCTAGGAAACACAACAACGAGTATTGGGAATTTATCTCTAGCAAACGTTACTATCACTAGCGTTTCTACACCTATTACTGTTGCCCAAGGCGGTACAGGTCAAACGACTTTGGCAGCGGCTAATATTGCTGTTACCAATGTTGCCAACACCTTTACAGGCACACAGACGTTTAGCGGGACATCATCTGCCCAAGCTATTGTTCTGAATGATGCGGCAGAGGTTGCCACGATATCAGCTACAGCAGCTACTGGCACAATTGATTACGACATCACAACGCAGTCTGTCTTGTATTACACAACGAGTGCAAGCGCTAACTGGACAGTTAACTTCAGAGCCTCCAGCGGTACATCGTTGAATGCGTTGATGTCTACAGGTCAGTCAATGACTGTGGCTTTTTTGGTAACTCAAGGCGCTACGGCTTATTACAACAGCGCGGTTCAAGTTGACGGTAGCAGCGTGACACCAAAATATCAAGGCGGTACAGCGTATGCCTCTGGTAACGCAAGCAGTGTTGATGTGTATATGTACACCATCATCAAAACGGGTAGTGCGGCATTTACTGTCTTTACTTCACAAACCAAGTTTGCTTAAAGGACAACCATGCCATTAGTTCAAACTAGAGGTGCGGCATCTGCTCAAGGCTTTGGTGAGTTTGCACAGGCTGCGGTTGCGGCTAACTACATCGAGGAAGTGTTCTCGACGTATTTGTATGAGGGTACAGGCGCTACACAGACCATCACCAATAACATTGACTTGTCTACCAAAAGCGGAATGGTCTGGATTAAAGATAGAACATCAGCATACGGTGGTCAAATCTACGACACCGTTAGGGGTGCTGGACTGCGTATAGGCTCATATGGGTCATTTGCACAACAGGCATATAGCGCTCTCGGTTTAAATGCGTTTTCATCAACGGGTTTTTCTCTTGGTGCTGATACATCTATTGGTGTTAACAGGTCTGGTGATGCTACTGTCTCATGGACATTCCGAGAGCAGGAAAAGTTCTTTGATATTGTGACGTATACGGGGACGGGTTCTAATACAACAATTGCCCACTCACTCGGCTCAGTACCAGGAAGTATTATTGTCAAGCGTACAGACACAGCCGCAGATTGGGCTGTTTACCACCGCAGCCTTGCAAACACGCAATACCTTGTTTTAAACACTACAGCCGCAGCCGCCACAGGCGCAACTTGGTGGAACAGCACAACACCAACATCTTCAGTATTTAGCTTAGGCACTGACGCAACTGTAAATGCTTCTGGTGGCACATACGTTGCCTACTTATTCGCCCACAACGCTGGAGGCTTTGGTCCGTCAGGCACAGACAATGTGATTTCGTGTGGGACTTGGACTGGTAACACAACGGTAAATCTTGGATATGAACCACAATGGGTGCTAATTAAAAAAACGGACTCTACTAGCAATTGGTTTCTTTTAGACGTAATGCGTGGTTGGACAGCAGGGGGTGTTTTAAACTTTCTATTGCCAAACGATTCAGCGGCTGAATCTACAAGTGCGATATCATATTTGACCGTAAACTCAACTGGTTTTGCCCCCGGTTCAGATTCCTTTTTTCAAACCGGAACATTCATCTACATAGCCATACGCCGTGGCCCGATGAAAGTGCCTACGTTGGGTACGAGTGTGTTTACGCCATCAATCCGTGCTGGTACTGGCGCTACAGCAACTACGTCAAACTTATCTTTCCCCCCAGATATGGTCTGGTCAAAAGGGCGTGATAACGGGGGCACAAATAGCGGAGATTTTGACCGCCTCAGAGGTGCAACAAGACAGCTTAGTTTGAACCAAACGGATAGTGAAGCTACGGCATCCACATCATTGACGGGCTTTGATGTAATGACGGGTTATGCGGCTGGCGATGATGCCGTTCAATTAACAATTAATGCAACGGGCTATAACTACGTTAACTGGCAATTCAGACGAGCCCCATCGTTTTTTGATGAGGTCTGCTACACAGGGACGGGAGTTGCTGGGAGGACAGTTACACACAATCTTACTGTTACGCCAGAAATAATAATTGTTAAAAAACGGTCAGCTTCTGAGTTTTGGGGATTTTTAAATGTTGCTACTAGTTCTACTGGGGCTTTAAATTCCACCGCTGGGCTGTCAACATCAAATAACCAGTTTTATTTTGGTAACGATACTATTTATATAGCACCTACATCTTCTGTGTTTACAGTTGGTTCTGTTGATAGAGTTAACATTCTTAATGGAACCTACGTTGCCTATCTCTTTGCAACCTGCGCTGGTGTAAGTAAAGTTGGCTCATACAGCGGTAGCACAGGCAACACTGTGACTGTGCCTTGTGGATTCACAGCAGGGACAAGGTTCGTTTTAATTAAGCGCACTGACAGTACAGGCGACTGGTACGTCTGGGACTCAGCACGAGGCATCGTAGCGGGTAATGACCCATACCTCTTGCTCAATAGCACAGCGGCTGAAGTCACAGGCACTGACTATGTTGACACTTACAGCGCAGGGTTTGAAGTTACCAGCACCGCACCCGCAGGTTTAAACGCCACTGGCGGCACATACATCTTCTTGGCAATCGCATAAGGAATCATCATGCAAATACGAACACAAACAGGTCAAGTTATGTACGAATCAGAGTTTCGTGCATATCAAAAAGCCAATGGTGGCCCTACATGGGAGACAACAACAGATGAAGTTCTAGAAGCCTTGGGTGCTGATGTTATCTTTGAAGGCCCGCAAGCCACTGGTGGAACTGTCTATCAATATAGCCAAGCGGCTGGTGTTGAGCAAATTAACGGGAAATGGTACACAAAATATGTGCTTGGCCCAATCTTCACAGACGGTGAAACTACTGCTACTGAACAAGAAGCCGCTTACAAAGCCGCTAAAGATGCAGAACAAGCCAAGTCTGTGCGTACTGCACGGGATGAAAAACTTAAAGACAGTGATTGGACACAAATAGCAGATGCGCCTGTGGATAAAGCAGCATGGGCTACTTATCGTCAAGCATTGCGTGATGTTCCTACACAGTCTGGCTTTCCTTGGGAAATCACTTGGCCTACACAAGGGGAATAAAGCATGGGTATACAAGCATTCACAAAGACAGGTAACACAGTAGTATTTACTGCCGCTACCTCTGCTCCTACGCCTGTACAGTGTTCGTCAAGTACTTTGGGTGGCAACCAATACAGAATTATCAATGCAGGTAGTGTTACTGTATTTCTAGGCTATGGTGTTGTATCTTCAGATGCAGCAAACAGTGCTGTAATTGTTACTAGTTCAAGTTCTGCTTTTCCTTTGTTAGCGGGTACAGATGAAATA